GATTATAAGATCAGAATCTCTAATCCCAGCATCCCAATCTGTTAGACCGAATATACTAATGTCACCCTTTAGATAATTTACAGTTCCGATTCTATAGTTGATATATTTTCTTACATTATTTTCTAGTATGTAAAATCTTAAAAATCCGTTTCCGTCATCATCAATATATCCTATATTTTCATCAGCATCACCAAATCTAACGGAGTCGTTGATTAACTGAAACTTACCTTCGATGCTATTTTTTACAATATTATTAACGAAGGAGATATATAGATTTCTATTTAAAGCATCATCGTTAGGATAATCTTCAGCCTTAAAGGTTGATGACATTTGTACATTAAACTCTACAGATCTTATTGCTTTATTTTCTTCTACAAGTTGTGAAACAACAGTTGAATATGGAAAGACTTCTCTAAATCCACATGCAGGATCAAAGTCAGAAATCTTCGTTTGAACTATAGTGTTCAAACCAGATCCATCTATATTTACTACTCTATCGTATATAATCTCTCCACTAAGAATATCTAAGTCATAACAAGTTGGTTGCACAAACTCAGGAAGAATGCCAACAACAGTTTTCTCTTGTAGTTTAGCAGCAAACACTGAAAGTTCACTTTGTGTAAATGTGAGACCAGCAGCATCTTTTACACATGCAAGATACAAACGACCATATTGAGGAGGATTATTATCCTCACCACCCCATGCAGTGGCATCAAAGACTTCGGGGTTTTCTACCTTGAACACAATCTCAGCGTCCTCTGCTGTAACTGCTCTGTTTTGTGCTTGGAAGTATGATGGAGCATTTCTTCTAATGCTTTCACTGTCTTCTCTTTCTGCACCTCCGTATGAAGGACTTACTACTTCATTGACTGTAATGCTAGGTTGTCCATCTCCATTCAGTGGTGTGAAACTTCTTTCACCATTTGCATTATCAACTCCGTTGGGAGTTAAGTATGACACCACGACGTTAGAGTCTTCTGGAACTTCCACTCCATAGGTACCATCACCAAAGGAAACTTCATATGCTCCAGAGTAAATAGGATCAACAAAGAAAACTTCAGAAGAGGCAGATAGAACTGAGATTCTATCTGCCTTCGTAAATTCTCTACCACCAACTGTTACTTTTAGGGAAGATATATCGGCAGTCTCAGGTACTGTGACACTCCCATTAAAGTAAGTTGTAGATACTGATCTGTTTTCAGAGAGATTTTGATATACAATTATATTACCCGTGGATGATCCGAAACGTTGATCTTCTATCGTTATGAAATCATATCCAGTATCTCCACCAGAAAATACTCGGCCTGCTTCGATTCCACTACCACTACTCATTGTTATATTTAGTTCGGCTCTAGAAGCGATTCTGGATCTTGGTGTGTAACCAACAAGTCTTGCTAATGATACCAGAGAGTCTCTCTTTTGTGCTGAATCTATAAAACTTTCATTGGCTAGAAAGTTTGTATAGGTAGAAAAGAAAGTTGTATTATATGCCAACAGATCTATTAAAGTAGATAGAGCAGATCCATTGAAATCATAATCACTAAACTCATCTTTAGTTTTAATAAAATCAGTAAGAGAGGTTCTCACTTGATTAAAATCTGTTTTACTAAGATTGATATATGAATCGGGCATTATCTTACTCTTTCTATGGTTATGTCTAGTACATCATCTTCATCTAAAAAACTATATTCTACTTGTACCTTTAGTTCTTGATTTATATCATTATATTCAGCCAAAACATTTATCAAGTTAACTCGGGGTTCAAATGTTACGATTGCTCTTCTTACATCAGATTGAACTTCGGAAACAATACCAGGCGATGGTTGATCGAAAAGTTTAGCAACAAGATTGGCACCAAGCGATGGACGAAAAGGTCTTTCATAGAAGTTAGTAAGGACCACATTCCTTAACGACTGCTTGATTGCATTGTTATCGAACTTTCGAGCAACATCCTTAGTCGTGGATTGAGCGAAGTTAAAATCGAGATCGGAATATCTAAACTTATCTGTTTTAGCCATATCTTATGTATGCCTTTATTCTGATGGATCGTAGGGTAAACTATCTCTATTTAATCTTACTCTCATCATACTAGAGTTATCTCTATCGAACACTCTGCGAATACCTGTAACTAAATATTTACCTGCAAGTGGATCTGATTTATCAACTTTTCCTAGTAGATTATCATCAATCGTATCTGGAGATCTACCAGTATCAACACGAACAAGTTTTCCGATTGACATATCCATGTCGTTTGGAACTACTATTTCAATTTCTTGAGATTGAATCAGAGCAACTTGAGCCCTTCTATATAACGGTTGTTCTTTAGGTGTTGACCAATATCTATTCCAAGCGTATGAACAATACTTAGCATACTCAACAGACCTACTTGTGTCAGTTACAGCATTGTCTAGTCCAACACAAGTACCATTGCAGTCTAGGAAATTTTGCCAATCTTTGGCGTTCCATATTGGATTACTACCGTCTGTCAACCCTAGTTTATCGTTAGGATAGTAGTTACCTTGAGTATAACTGTTGTAAAGTTGTTCACTAGTGGCCGCGACGGGTTGATTAAACTCACCTCGATTATACCAATAACCCCAATAATATGAGTTGAAGTAATCATCATCACCAAACTGAGCAACCAAACCAGCAGAGAACTGACGAAGAAACTCTGTTACACCATCTTCACTTAGTGTGGGTGGGAGTGTACTTATGGCAGAGTATGCATATGGATTACCTCTACCATATAAGGCAGGCCAGGTAACAGAGACAGTATCTACTTGTATATCCACTAAATCAAAACCAATAAACGCCCCTGCTCCGATCTCAGGTTTTTCTAGTTTGACTTTACTCACATATGGAATATCAAGAGTTTCTTCCGCAACATCCACATGTCCACATAATCTAGGAATAGCACAAGTCTTAAGCATCGAATACTCGGGATTATTTTGATATGAAACATCTATACTTCTCTCGAAGGTTCTAGTTGATCCAGGCCCAACTTCTACTTGGATTGTCTCACCGTTTGCGTTTACAAAACTACTAGGAATATTAACCACTTCGGTAACTTCAAGACTTGAATTTGGTGCAAAAATATAATGGGAAGGAACAAGTTCGGTATTACTGTATAGGTCACTTATTCCACCATCATAATAATCATAGTTATAGAACCAAAAAGTGTTATAGGCATACGAACTATAATTGAGTGGAATAACTTCACTATTACTGGGACGAACTTCAGTTGTCCTGAAATCTTTGATAAACATATTAGTCTCAAAGAACTGTTTACCATATCCACCAAATCGTCTACTATATCCCCAATAGTCACCAAAGAATCTAGTTAAGGTTCTTGTGTTTGGAATACCAAAACGTGGATTCAGCCAATAACTATTCCAAAACATATTATTATAGAAGTTGATTGGATCTCCAAACTTACCTCTAATCGCAGGAGAACAATATTCTTTTCCAAGGTACTGAGTAATCAAGCCACATTCAGATGGTATGTTGTTCCATTTTTGTTTTAGTGTTTCACAATCTACTGGATCGCCATTGTAAGGAAGCAAGGGTTCTTGATTTTCACAACGTGGATATGATTGACCAATATATTCTGGAGAGAGTCTCGGTACGTTATCAACTTCTATTTCTGGTGGAAAAATATCGGCCCGATCATCATAACCACTACTGAATAAAGTATATCGAAAATCTGTACCAAATTTTGTACAAGGAATGTATGTGCCGAACTTAGCATAAAACTCTGGATTCAATCCCTCTAAAACTGGAACTAGACTATCTGGTCTTGCTTCACCCAGTATAATACGATCTACCAGAACTTGTGGATTGTCAGTTTCAGAATTTTCACTTACCCAGTTTTCAATCGCATTCCTTTCTGCACTACTAGTTTGCGATCCATATAGGTCGAGCATTTCATCCCTACTACTACAATATTCACAGAACCCTTGTCCTATGCCTCTACCTAATGTACCCTCTCCCGTTTCTAGTGAGTTTAATCCACTGTCGATTACAAAATTATGTTCGTAATACAAACGCTGTATTGCAGCATCATAATATTCCTTGAGAGAATCTATGATAGGCATCTTGATATTATCATGAACAACTCTGAACTTATCGCCAGGTAGATCCATCTGTCTTGCAAACTTTGTCCTAAAGAAATCATCTGGATTTGTTTGATAAAAAGAGTTCACGGTTCTGTAACTTGAGTTATACCAACCATACCAAGTATTATCTAAATCATAGGAACTTGAGTTATACCAACTAGAGTTTCCTATACCTTGCTGCATATACACGGGAGGAACTTCAAGAAAACTAGGTTGAGTGTATTTTGAAAACTGTTTTTCACTTGAACGAATTAAGGGATAAGTTTCGACACTGTTCCATTTGTCTTTATCTTTCAAGTAATCATATTCTATAGAACCTTCAATGATTGCCTGAGTTTCAATAGCAGTGTTTCCTAGTGAACTGTCTAGTCCATTTGGTCCAATGACTTTTTGAAGTCCTCCTAGATTGGCAGGAAGTGTTGCGTAGTAAGACGCAAACTCATTATCTGGATTCAACTCGTAGTAAACAACCTTAGACGACAGAGCCTGTTTATTTAACAAGTCCATAAAATCAACTTGTTGTATACTATTGAGTTCGATAATTCTTGTTTCTTCACCAGTTCCATTTGGGTTTGAAATATCATAAGTATAAACTTTATCAACTTCTTCATTTCTATCTCTGAGATAACTATCGATTGATCTAAAATGCCATCCGAGAAGATCATGCCACACAAAGAAGTTTGCTGCATTTGGGTTTTCCTTAGAGACAGCATTTTCTGCTAGTTCACCTAGTAGTTCAAAAACCTTCTTCGGTCTAGCATCTTGATTTTCATCGTTGTTGTTTATTCCCGCTACATCTCTGTTTAAATAATATCCTCTTCTTGTAGATTCAGGAGTATTTCTATCATCAAGATAAGATGGGATATAGTTGATCCAGTTGCCAGTAGATTCTATATCAATGGGATTTGTATTTTCTCGACTAATATCAAGTTCAAATCCTGCAACATCAAAAATCTTATTCACCAATCCATAGTCTTGGTTTGTTAAAGATCCCGATTCTGATTCTGTAGAAATTGGTCCAATATGTTTGTTACTTAAGTGACCTTCAAACTTTAAAGAATCCACAAGAAACTGATATGTAGTAAAGTAAAAAATATAGGATGTAAATCTGTTTACCCTATCCGTTGATTGATTTACCTTATATACTTTAAATCGTTGAGTACTACCCTTAAATTCTTGTTCACCGTTTTTACTGGTTTTTGGACTAAATGAAAGTGTAATCCATTCTGTTCCCTGAACACCCTTTAACTTACCATCCCAACCAGAGGTATTGTTAAGTATAATTCTACCAGACATAGAAGTGCTGAATATATCTTCAGTAAAATCTAGACCTTCAAAGTCTAAATTCAAATCAACAACAACAGATGTTTCAAAATCATCTGTTGTTATTTCTACTTGAGATACACCACCTATAAATGCAGATTGATCTAACATGAAAACTCCAGATTACAATAACGATAAATTACTTTGATTTGCTGAACGGATTACTGATGTTCTTCCACCAGATGGCTTTTGACTAATTAGGGAAGTCATTAAACTAAGTGCTTCATTTTTAAGATTATCAGGAAAGACTTTTATTGTTCTTAATGAATCAGACCTATCCTCAAACTGATAGGTAACAGAGCGTGAGAATTCTTGAAATACCTCAGTTCCCTCAATCCACTCATATATTAAAGTAGTTCTTAAAGCACTCAAAGGCGCACCTTCTGCGGTAGGATCAAGAAGAACACTAAAATCACTTCTCCAAGCGAAAGGAGGCACTTCACCACCCGAACGATCCTCAAACTTTTCTACCGTTGTGATTGGATTTTCTAGACGAGTGACTGTGTTTACATGTTCAATACTACCATTGTTGTTTACACCAAACTTATCTCCTACCTTTAGTCTAACTCCACTAGAGGCAGGAATGTTTAAATCAATACCAAAAAAGTTGGGTCGTATTCTAGTGATAACCGAGGAGAAAGGATTATCTTCATCATAGTCACCTGAATCGGTTACACGAACTATTTGATCACCAACATCATATGGATTTAGTGTTTCAAACGAACCTGTTCCGCCAGGAAGATAATGAACTGTATCTTCTGTTACGGCAGGTATAGTCTGATCAAAACCACTTCTGGGCCAATCTCTAAACGGATCAGTCAGATCATTAAACAACATAATCAACCAATACCAGTCGGGAGATCCATATAACTTAGTAGAAACAACCTCTGGTGTTTCTCCTGTCTTAACCGTATATGACTTGTAGTTCCTGACGGAACCAAAGTTGTCTAAAAATCTAACGCGCCTCATCATGTCAACTACTTCTCTGACATCAGCACTGGGTCCATTTATGCCATTTGGATAAAATGTATATGTGGTTGTTGGAAAACTTGAATTAAACATTTATGCTACCTCAGAGAACACCATTTATATCTTCTGATGTATGGATTCTAATATCTTGGAATGTGAGAGTCAGTTCTATTGCTTGGTAGTAGTTATCAGGAGTCAAGGAAACTCTTCCACTTCCTGCATAGTTCGTCGATATACTAGTTAAGAACGCAGCGTCAATTTTAGGAAAAGCATTATCAACTCCGAAGCCTTGAGATACTTCAAACTCATGCGGAAAGCGAAAGAAGGACTTTCCCGTCCCCAAACCATAGAACTTTGGATAAGCCTTTTCTCGAAGACTTTTTATGATCTCTGCTATGACTGTTGCTTCTTGTTCACTTCTTGCAAACATGTTAAATGTAAATGAATGTGTTCTCAACTCAGGTGTTTTGAATAGAAGTTCTTCTTTGGGGTTGATAGAACCACCGAGGGTTCTTGACGTATTATTGGTTGCAGTACTGGATAACCCTTCAAGCACCCTCCCTCCAAGAGCCAATACGTTACCAAATGTTTCACTCAGTTCTGCTACTGCCGCAGCACCCGAAACACTAGTTTGTTCATATGTAAAGTTGTCATCAGATTGTATATTTTGTGGGATGATTATTTTATAACTCTCTACTTCAGGATTTCGCTTGCCTTCCGATACCTGAAAAGCACTAGCATATTCCCTGGCTTTGATAACCAGAAAAGGTTCACCTGAAAGTTCTATATTAGATGGATAACTGTAAGACATTTACTTTCCCTATAGATACTAGTATGGCATATAAAACAAAATACTCACCACAAAATCCTCAAAAGTATATAGGTAACCCAAACAATATAATCTGCCGTTCTTTGTGGGAACGTAGAGTTTGTAGGTTCCTAGATGAAAACACAAAAATCATTCGTTGGGGTTCTGAAGAACTATACGTTCCATACTACTCTCCTGTCGATAGGAAGAATCATAAATACTATCCAGACTTTATCGTTGAAAAGGCAGATGAAAACGGAGAAGTGAAAACCCTCGTAGTAGAAGTGAAACCAGAGAAGCAAACCAAACCACCAAAGCAACCTAAAAAGAAGACTAGGAACTACCTCCGCGAGTGTATGACCTACGAAACAAATATGGCTAAATGGAAAGCAGCAAAAGAATACTGCGAGAAGAAGGATTGGGAGTTTATTGTAATCACAGAACTGGATATTTTCTCCAAGTAGGGCATATATACTACGGAGAAAACTGATGTCACAAGCAGGTTTTAACAAAGTTAAGTCTACTACGAAAACTCCTAGAGAGATTTTCGACAAATATACTTTTGATATTAGTCTTATTGGTCCATCAGCCGTAGGAATATTGTCTACTGGCGCTGGTGATTTTCATGCGTTGAGTTGCACTACTCCAACCAAAAGAATAGCAACAGACGAAAAAACTCTATGGGGCCCTGTTTACAACGTTCCATATGCTAAAGTGTTCAGTGGTGATTTTGAACTATCTTATATGTACCAACAAAACGTCCACGAATACCTTCAAAAATGGACTAATCGGATAATATTCGGTGAAGATAGAGCAGGATATTATAATGATTTTGTTGGTAGTATTGAAATAAACTATAGTAGTCGAGACGAGACAAGTGTAACGACCTATAAATTAAAAGATGTTTTCCCTGTATCGATAAATGGGCTTGAACTTGATATGGCATCAACCAACTCATATCAAACAGGAAATGTGTCATTCTCGTTCCGTGACTTTGATTTGTTTATAAATGGTGAAATAATATGAAAGGATTTGGTAAATGAAGTTAGTTGAAATGTTAAGGTCAGAACTGCCTGATTATAGTATAAAAGTTCCGTCAGTCGAGGATAATTTATCTTTTAGACCTTTTCTGGTTAAAGAAGAAAAGAATCTACTCTTAGTATCAGAAGAAGGAAATGAACTGGACATCATAAGGGCGATCAAAAATATTCTGATTGCTTGTTTTGATAATTTGAATCTAGACAATATATCTTTAGGTGAAGCAGAATATCTTTTTGTTAAACTACGAGAACGTTCTGTTGGTGAGAATCTAGAACTAATCTATAGTGATGGCTTAAGTAAAAAGCCTGTAAATCTAGATCTTCGCACAATAAAAGCACCAAAGAGAACGGGACCAAAGAAAAATACTTTTAGTGTAACAGAAAATATCACTATAAAGTTAAGAGAACTCACTCTAAATGATGTCATCAAAAATGAAATAAAAATTTGGAATAAAGACCAAGATACTTACATCAAGATGGTAGCGTCGATGATAGACACAGTGACTATCAAAGAAGAGTCTCTTAGCGGCACAGATCTCTCACATAAAGAGATGGTAGAGTTTGTAGAGAGCATGACAGAAACTCAGTTTGCGGCATTACTTAAATACGCCGAAAAATCACCTCAACTACATCACGCATTAGAAGTAGATGGCAATAAAATAGAAATCAGTGGGTTAAATGATTTTTTCGGTTTAGTGTCTCCCACATGAATCTAGAGGGGTTCATGAAATTGGTGTTTCAACTAATGCACCATTATAAGTATTCATACGACGACATAATGAAATGGATACCGTGGGAAAGAGATGTCTATATTTATCAGTTACAGGCTTGGTTGAAAGAAGAAGAAAAGATTAAAGCAAAAAACAAAAGGTAAACATGGCACAGACACCACAACAAAAACCTAAAACTGCTGAAGAAATCAAGCGAGAAAAAGAAATTCTGCGTACACAGAAGTTGATGCAGAAGTTCATTAAGGAACGTCAAAGAGACCAGAGAACTGGTTCTAGTATTGCTAATAAAAACCTGAATAAACAGAGTCTTAAAGATCTAAAGAAAACTGGGGTTCAATCTAGAAGTGCTGCTACAGAATTTGGTGCAGAAAAACCAGAAGGTTTAACTTCGGTTATCATTGGTAGTGCCAAAGAAAAAGGTGCGGAAATCGCAGGCGATTTACCAGGCGCAGGTGTTGTTAAGTTCTTCAGAAAAAGAAACCTACAAAAGAAAGCATACGAAGAACTACAGAATAAAAGAAAAAACTTTCTAAAAATAATAAGAGAATCTGAAAAAGAAAACCCTGTAGGATATGCTAAGTTAATACAGTCTGTAAAGAAAGGATACAAGGGCGATGATAATATATCAGAAGTTCTGATTGATACCCTGATTCAAATGGGTATTACAACAAAAGAAGAACTTTTGTTGTTGCTAGATCAACTCGCCGGCGGGGCTCCAGATGAGGCTATACAGAATGCTATTGTTGAACAACTTCAAGCAGCAGGATTTGAGGCTAAGTCAACAGGACTCTCTGGTCTTGGTATAAGTACGCCCTCTTTGGTTTCATCTAATGATAGTCCAGAAGTCAGTCCTGTAAGTGGCGGTGTAGCATCTAGTTCTTCGCCTGTACCTTCATCTGCATCTGGTCTCTCTTTAAATGTCATCGAGAAAGAACTAAAGTTACAAACGAAATCACTATCGAATATAGAAGATAGTCTCAAGATTGATAAATCGAAACAAAGAGAAGAAAAACTAGAAGATAAGCAAGAGGAAACTCAAACTGAATCTCTAACAACTATAGCACAATCTGTCTCTGTTAAAAGTGGTGATAAAGCAAAAGAACGAGAGAATAAACTAGAAGGTGAAAGGGCTGCAAGTCTTGCTTCGGCTGGACTTGGCGGAAGTCTCGATCTTCCAGATCTCGGTGAAGGCGGCGAAGGCGGTGGTGGTGGTGGAATAATAGGAACCATCTTTGGTACTGTTTTGGATTACTTAGGAATCAGCACCCTCACCGGCGGCCTGGGCATCAGCGGCTTTATCAAGGAAAAAGCCAAGAGTGTTTTGGGTTTTGGTAAGGGTAAAACACCCACACCTTCAGTCACACCTCCACGCACACCCTCAACTCCTCCTCCAATGCCAGGTGGTGCGCCGGCACCTCCTCCCCCAGCGCCTACCACAGCACCGAAACCAAGAGGGTTCTTTGGTAGAATGTTTGATCGAGCAAAGGGTGCGATTAAAACAGGAAAAGATTTTGTTGGTCGTGGATTCTCTGCTGCAAAGAATGTCGTCGGTAGTGGAATTTCTGCTGTAAAGAATCTAGCAACTGGACCTGCGATGAAGGCACTTAAAAAGCAAGCAGGACCAATACTAAAGGCTATTGGTAAAAAACTACCAATCATTGGTCCTGCTATCTCAGGATTGATTTCTCTTATTGATATTAATACTATCAAAAATGATCCATCTCTATCTGTTAAAGAGAAAAAAGAAGCGATAGGTAAATCTCTAGGTGCAGCATTGGGTATGGCTTTGGGATCATTAGGAGGAGCGGCACTTGGTACTTTGATTCCCGTCCCCATAGTAGGAACCCTCGCGGGATCCTTCGCTGGTGGATATCTTGGCGACTATATTGGTAGTAGTCTTGCTGGTTGGGTCGGTGGAGAAAATGTGTATAATGTGCTAGAAAAGATTCCCGTTCTCGGTAGTATCATTGGCCTAGACGAAGAAGAAACTCCATCTATAACTCCAGCAAACGTCAATAGTTCTGAGTTATCACCAAATACGAATGAACAAAGTATGATGTCTTCGGGTGATGTTTCCAACCTATCCACAACACCACAAACAGGACCAATGGTAGGTACGGGAAGTGCTACACCTAGAACATCGTCCAGTAGTCAGGATATAGCAGCACAACGCAAAGCCAGTTTCAGAGCCAGAGAGGATCTTAAGTCTAAAATGGGAGTAAGCACTCTCCCGCCAGGTGTTGTTACAGATGTAAAACCAACAGGTGATGGTTATACCGCTACAGCAACTTTCAATCCAGCAACGGCGGAAGCAGCGAGTAGAATAAGTGAATCATTAAGTAGTTCTAATGGATCTGCTGGTGGTGAAGGGATAGCAGGAAGACCAGATCTATCGATGAACACCTCCAGTCAGATTGATCGCTCGACTAGAAATGAAGCAGGTATGTCCTCATATGGTTCCGATGGTAATACAAACATAGTTGCTCCATCATCTACATCAACTACTAATAATAACAACACATTTAGTAGCGTATCAATGTCACAAGAGGAAGCATCATTCATGGCATCTCAAATGGTAAACCGTGGATCTAGATTCTCTGCTGCTAGGTTTGGATAATAGAAAAGGGGAGTGACCGAAGCCACTCCCCTGATCATCCCTCTCCTGTTTTTCACTCGTCATCTGCTGCGAGTTTGTTGAAGAAGGACAAGGCGTCCTCTTCAGTCTCAGCAGTGGGAGCGGCTGCGGGAGCAGTAGTGACCTCAGGCTCACTAGTCTCTGCGGTTTCAGTAACAGCATCATCCTGAGTAGAACGAATGTCGTTACCGAGAACGTCGTTGAGACGCGCCTTGAGTTCCTCGTAAGACTTGAACTGATCGGGAGCAATAATCTCAGTAAGAGAGTATTCAGACTTCCACAGATCCTCAAGACGAGTATCATCACCATCAAACAGAGCAGACTGTGCCTCGAACTCACTCTTGTCGTAGTTGATGTAACCAGCAACCTTACGAACCTTGAGTTTGAAGTTGGCACCCTTCCAGAAGTCGAAGGGATCGACTGGAGTTTCGTCTGCAAATTCAGGCTTCATAGATTCCTGAATCTTGTCAAAGATCTTCTTACCATACTTGTAGAGGAAGACCTTACCCTCATTCTGTGGGTTGCTGGGATCGCTCACCACAAGAATGTTACTGATGTAGGAGAGACGACGCTTACGCTGTCGAGCAATATCCTTATCAGATTCAAGTCCGCTGTTCCAAAGATCGTTGTTTACCTCACAGAGTGGACACTTGCCACCGATAGTGGTGGGACAGTTCTCAATGAACCAACCACCCTTACCCTGAAATCCGTGAGTGTAAAGACGAGCGAACGGGAGTTCCTCATCGCCAGGAGCGGGGAGGAATCGAATAACGGCATAACCATTACTCGACTTGTCTAGTTCAGGACGCCAGTAGCGGTCATCCTTGTAAGACTTCTTGTCATTCATCTTTTCCATCTTGTCCGAGAGAGCAGATACGTCTCCGCTTCTCTTCTTCATGTCTGAAAAGCCCATATGCTTTTCCTTTCTCTAGGGATCTACCCTAGCCTGAGTTACGCAAGGAACTACCTTGCACGAATGTTAGATTTATTATACCACCCAAAAGTCATTTGTCAACTAAATTGGGAGTTTTGCTGAGGTTAGTTGAGGCAAGATATTGAGATCTCTGCCTTCGATTTCCAACTTCTCGATAATAGGCTTTGTAAGAGTCTTTGCAACGAATACGGGATCAATATCGTATTCTTCGCAAATACTCAATACAGCCTCAACGTAGGTTCCACCATTTTCCTTCACATAAGTTTCAATCTCATGTGGGAAGTTTATATCTTCAATCATTACGAATCCTTTTGGGTGTTGGTTACTATTATATATATTAAAGATCAGAATATCATATCGGAGTAGATCATGGCTGATAACATTATCGTCGCTAGCGGACCTTCAGGTGCCACATATAATATGGCTACAGATGACGGGTTCGGTGTTAGTGCAGACGCACAAGTTCAAATCATCAAACCCGTATTTGGTGACACCACCACTTCAACTCGCGTATCAAATACCAATCCTATGCCTGTTCAGTTGTTCTCTGGATACTCCGGAGGATCAACTGCATCTATTATAGAAGATGGTGAGTTGAAAGTCAAGGGAACATTCAACATCGGTAACTCGATGGCTGTTTACGGAAGCACCGCAGCATACCTCAAGGTAATCGTTGCTGGTGGCGTAACGGGAACTTCGGGTGCTACAGGTGTTATTGGTTCTGCTGGTAATCCAGCAGTATACTCTGCCGTAGAAGTTACTGGAGCGGTACAGGGTATCTCTGGTGGACAAGCACTCGCTGTGTCTGCCACTGATCTTGATATTCGCAACCTAACTGGCGGAACAA